GGCCAGGTGGAGGACGCAAAGGACGACGCCCTGGACGCGATCCAGGACGCTCTTGAGGAAACCTTGCCAAGCTTCACGGTAGATGCAAATGGAGACCTGCTCTATACGGGAGGGGCCTTCGTGTTCACAGTAGATGCAAACGGCGACCTGCTCTGGCAGCTCGCGACAGCATAAGGAGGGAAACATGCCACAGATAGCAGGAAGAGTGGGTTTTACATGGCAAGGAGTCTATAGCGGCACAAAGACATATACCATGCTCAACGTCGTCGCCTGGGACGATGGTAATATTTATTTTGCAACAAATACGACGACGGGGAATCCCCCCAGCGATACATCCCACTGGGTCAAGATGACAGATATAGTCAAGGCCACACTCAACAACTTGGGAGTCGTGAAGCCGGACGGAACATCGATCACGATAGACTCAAACGGGGTCATCTCAGCAAGCGTAAGCGCTGGGGTGGCCTCTTTTAATGGAAGGACCGGGGCTGTAGTCCCGGAAAACGCAGATTATGCTGCAGATCAGGTCAGCTTTGACTCATCCATCTTGCCGATGAGTGCAGCAAATGTCCAGACGGCAATAGCTATACTTTCACAAAGAGTGGGATGCAGAGTGATTAGCATGTCTCTGGCGGCCAACCAGAGCACACATACAACCGTTTACGCTGGTATGTATATTACTTCCAAATCGGTTCCTGTGCATATCGATATAGCGAACCCGGCCGCAATAAGCTCATCAACAGTAACTGTCACCACTGGTGATGGTGGTTTAGTCACCGTAACGGCGACGACCACAGCTGCGACAACTATCAACATCATTCTTGTAGACAACTATTACTAGAAAAAGGAGGTAGAAGATGAAATTTTTTCTAACACAGATCAAACACACAAACGGGGTATGGGAGAAGGGTTGTGTCGTCAAGGACACTCTTGACGAGATAAAACAGAGTTATCACGCCTATCTTGGGGCATACGCCTATGGACACGACACGAAGACTGACTATGTGCAGTGCCTCGTGACAGACATCAATGGCATGGTCAACATGGCCGAGACATGGAATGGAATACAGGAGGAGCCTAATGAAGAATAATCGAACATATATTCTTGGGGGGGGTACTCCCAGAAAGGAGGCAAGGCACACTTGCTTCCTTAAGACTTCCGAAAGGAGGTCAGAGGTGTAGGACGGAGGTGATCCGTCGTGGCTAGTACGATTTTTAATAAGATACCAGCAATGGGTGACGGGCAATCCATAACTTTACCATTTACTGCTCCATCAGATGGATTTATTACCGTAAGAGTAAATCCGGCATCAATGTCTGGAGCAAATGTAATAATAATGGTAAATGGTGTGCCTGCATCTATAGCCACTTCAAATGGAAACCAAGTAAGTACGACAGTACCTGTGAAAAAGGGAGGCCGAGTTACTGAAGCATTAGCAAGTCAGGCTTACACAGCGTGGTTTATTCCATTCGTATAAAGCCACATTTACACCGAGAGGTATATGGCAAGTACAATCTTTAACAAATTTGTTGATATAACGACGATGAACAACACCATCAAAGCCGTGACTACTTATTCAGCGGCACAAACAGGCATCACAGGAGTCACCGCATATAAGAATGGTATTCATGTAGAGTTACACGTAGAAACAGGGCCTTTTAATCCGTCAGCGGCAGGATGGCAGACTATAGGAACGCTCCCGACGGCCTTAAGACCAAAAGCGGCACAAAACGTCTTATTCTACGACAATTACACGAGCGACCAATCCAAGACAGTTATGACAGCTCAAATTTTAACGAGTGGAGTCGTTAGGTGGTACGCTTATGGAGCAGGCTCCAACATATATCCGAGAGGAACTATATCGTATATATCAGCAAGTTAAAGAGTGCCTAACAATGAATGGCATCAAATGATTTTAATAAGCCTTTATCCGCCAGCTTAATTTCATCAAACGGAGCACAGATAGCGTTAGCAAATGGGGTTGTCACATTAGCAGAAAGTCTTACTCTCGAAAATGGTATATATATGGTTGTTTACTCGGCTCAGTTCGACAGAAACAGCACGGGGATAAGAGTATTAGGTGATAACGACACAATCCCAAGCGGCCCGAGAAATGGGGTTGTCACTCAAGACCCTATCTCGTCTAACGCATACACCACCATGAAAATGACGAAGATAGTTAATTCAAACAATTCAACTATCAATTTATATTGCTATCAGAATAGCGGCGCGGCCTTGAATGTATGGACAAAGATAGAGGCTATAAGATTAGTATAAAAAGGACACAAGACCAATGACACCCGAAGAAATAGAAGCAAAGGACAAGCACACATGAACGATCCTATATTATTCACCCCGCATGATCTCTGGAATGTCTTCCTGGCGATCTGCGGAGCAATCACGGCGACGGCAGCGGCCTTCGTCGTGATATTAAAGGTAGTTGACTACTTCCGGAAGCCTAACCGGGACCAGAACATCCGGATCACCAAGCTGGAGGAAAGAGTGGATCTCATAGACGAAAGGCTCGAAGACGGCAACAAACACTTCGAGACCCATGACACCCAGATGAAGGACCTTGAGTCATCCATGAAGAAGAGCAACCGGCTGGTGATCGAATCGCTTAAGGTTTTGATCGAGCACGATGTTGATGGGGATAACGTCGAAAGCCTTAAGCAAATGAATCACAGAATTGATAAGTATCTTTTGGAGAAGTGATGGCCTACTTTCTTGGAGGAGTCGGCACCGGGATCCTGATCATGCTCGGGATCATGTGGTGGAATATCGGAAGACACAAGAGGATCCGGAGCCTGACGAAGTACGTGGTATTCTCAATCTCCGTGCTGATCGTCTACGTCATAGCAGAGATGATTGTCAGCACCGTCACAGGGGTGTCACATCCGGATCTGACCACCCTGATCGGATCGACCTTCGGCGGCGAGATCCTGTTCTGCGCACTTATTAAAATTTTTAAATTGAAGGAGGAAAATAATGAATAGTGGATTTCTGCTCACAGCTTTAGCGGCTATTTCAGCGCTCACCAGCCTCACCGTGGAGGCTCTTAAGAGAATATTCAACGAGAAGGGGATCAAGTACAGCTCGAACCTGTTAGCGGCCATCGTGTCAGTGGTGCTCACTATCGCCATATGCGTCGGCGGTGTGCTTTATTCCGGCGTGCCCTTCACCATCCAGGAAGTGATCGTCATGATAGCAATGACCTTTCTGTCTTTCTTATCTTCTACAGTAGGCTTCGATAAGATCAAGCAGCTCTTTGATCAGCTGGGGGCGTGAATATGAACACATCACAGAGAGGGATCGATCTGATCAAAAAGTACGAAGGCTGTCGTCTACAGGCATACAAGCCAATCCCGACAGAGCAGTTCTGGACCATTGGATATGGTCATTACGGCCCGGACGTCAAGCCGGGACAGATGATCACACAGGCCGAAGCTGAGGTGTTGCTTGGCATCGATCTGAAGAAGTATGAGCAGGCCGTCGAGTCAATGACTCCCTTCGCCATGAATCAGGCTCAGCTGGATTCCCTGGTATCCTTCGCATACAACTGCGGAATTGGGAATCTGAAGAAGCTGGTCTCCGGAAGGACAGCACCACAGGTGGCGGATGCCATGCTTAAGTATACGAAGGCCGGAGGGAAGGTTCTTCCCGGACTTGCACGAAGGCGCCAGGAAGAACGAGACCTGTTTTGTAGCGATACACATCCGCCCACGGGAAATCCCTATCCGGTGCCTCGAAAGAGCATCAGGCTCAACTCCCGGGGGAATGATGTGCGATGGCTCCAGTATCAGCTCAACAGCAAGGGAGGATACAAGCTGATCGTGGACGGCATGGCCGGACCGCTTACGATCGGAGCGATCACTGACTGGCAGCGATCACACTCCCTGGAGCCCGACGGGATAGCCGGGCCGAAAACCATAGAATCACTCATGTGAATCCATTTTCCTCAAAGAAGGGGTCACTGCGACAAGAGCGCGGTGGCCTCTTTTTTTATTTTAAATGATTAAGAAAATTGGATATAATGGATGTAAGAACTGTCAACATCAAATAGAACCATTACGCTCTTGTGAATGGGCTGAACTAGGTGGCGACGGACAGATACATCTTATTTGCCCTAAATGGGATACAAGAGAAATAATGGAATGAAGAAACAATATATGACACGAAATATGACACGGACATCGGAGAAGTTAGCATATAAGTGGATTATCCGGATGGGATCAACGGGGCTCGAACCCGTGACCAAGAGAGCAAGAGAGAGCCATGAAATAAGCGGAAATACAAGGTTTTTGCTTAAAACACGGCTCTTTTTTGATGCTCAAAATGACAACGTATTATCAAGGTTTGTCAGCCCTTTATCACGAAAGTATGACACGAAATATGACACGAATTTTCAAAAAAAATCACTCCGCATCCTTAAGTATATCATCCAGATAAGAGGCCACCTTGGCCTCGTAGTAATCAGACATGCTCTTGATGTTATTTTGATACACAGACTTCATCACCGACTTGCCGCCTCTTCTCCATCCGCCCATATCTGCTGTATATACATCCGGGATGTTAAGCACTGCAGCAATCGAAGCGAAATAGTGTCTCAGGTCGTGGAATCTGATTGACAGACCGCACTTATCACGAAGCTCTGTGAAGCGGTGCGTGATCGTATCGGGGAGGAGTCCCACGACATATCCCTCACCTGATCCGAGCTCCGGCACTCTGACATACCGGTCACTGTCCTGAGTCTTCGGAATCTCCTTATACACCCATCCGTCCGGACCCTTGACCATATCCGCATGTATATGCGCCACACCGTCAACTATATCCTCATACCTGAGAGCGCAGATCTCTCCCCGACGGAGACCGCGCATCCCGAGGATGATGCAGAGCTTCATCTTATCAGACGCCGAATCATACAGCATCTTGATATCTTCATCCGAAGGCGCAGACAGACGCTTCACTTGTCTGGCCGGAAGAGTGACCCGATAGACCGCATCCGGAAGATACAAAGCAAGGGAAGAAGATAAGAGAGTATATATATTTCGCACCGTCTTCGGCGAAACCTTGACCGCAAGATCCGACACAAAGCGCTGCAGCTCCTCACTGGTCACGGACTCGATTCTCTTCCGAGCGAGCGTATCATAATAGTGCATCATACCCCGATACCCTCTGACGGTGGACGGGCTCAGCACTCCGGCCTTGGCGTCAATATATCCGCTCACAGCCTCCGGCACGGTCAGATCATGCCTCTGCTTCCTCTTTTTATTTGCAGCAAATTCCGCAGCCATCATTTCAGCCTGCGCCTTGCTGGCAGCGGTAAAAGACTCATAGTGTTTGACACCCTTGGAATCTGTGTGAGAGTAGACTCTCACTCTCCAGGATCCGGAGGGGAGCTTCTTTGCCTTCATTCGTACACCTCCCCGACGCCATATGCTGCCTGCTCCGGAGTGAAGCCTTCATACTCCAACTGCTCCACAAGGCCGTCCCGGGAGAAGCTTTGGTTGTCAAGGTAGTCCGCAGCCTTCTTGGCTGCCTGTTCATTCCAATCCGCTCCGCATTTCTCTACGCCATACTTGGCCTGCTCCGGGGTGAATCCCTCATACTCCAACTGCTCCACAAGGCCCTTGTACGAGAAGCTTTGATTGTCAAGGTAGTCCACGGCCTTCTTTGCTGCCTGCTCATTCCAGTCAGCCCCACACTTATCAACGGCAGCGGTGGCCTCTTCCGTAGTAAATCCTTCATACTCCAGCTGGCCAATAAGGCCATCATGTGAGAAGCTTTGATGCTCCAGGTACCTGAGAGCAGCTTTCAAGGCCTGGTCATTAGATGAAGTCTTCTTCAAAGTCGTTGAAGCCTTCGTCGGAGGTTCAACCTCTTCAATTTCATCAGCTTGCGACGTCGCAATGACCTCGGAGGGCTCTTCACTGGCCTGCTCAATCGTCATTTCTGAGACTGCTTCTGATGGCGTCTGTTCCGACGGCTCCTCTGAAGCAACCTCCATTGCCTTCTCCTGATCATCAGATGGAGAATGAGACGCATATCCAAGACCGAAGATGATGACACCCACGATCACCAACCACCACGGAAATTTCTTCTTTTTTTGTTCCATAAAATCCTCCTTTCATACATTGCGCATTGTTTACACTACTTGATTATTTGATCGCACCTCCTTTGATAAGAGTGAATCCCTTTTTATTCCGAGCATCTTGCAGACAAGATCCTTCTGGCCATCGTCAAGAAGCCTGTAGGCAGAGATGATGGACTCCTCTTCAAAACTCAACACAGGAACTGTCTCATTCTTACCGGTTAATAAGTACTCCATAGAGACACCAAAATAGTTAGCAATAGATTTGAGGCGAATAGACTGAATTTTACAATCAGATTTTGCCAGGGATCCATTCGCGAATCCCAGTGTCTTCTCCAATGCCGCCAGATTGGTTCCCTTTCTTTCACAAAGTCCTCGTATCCTGTCTACCATGCGCAATAGCCTCCAATCTAAAAATGTGCTTGACAAAATAGACTACGGGCTATATACTGCTTTGTGTGGATAGACCACAGTCGAATCCGCCAAGCCTAAATGATTTCTAGTCAATTTCATTTTAGAGCGCAGGCTAAACAGAATCAACCACAAGATATCACGGTCTATCCACTATATTTTGAGGAGGGAAAGCATGACAACCTATGACAATGTAAAAAGAATTGCTGATTCACAGAAGAAGACCATATCAAAGATAGAGTCTGAAGCTGGAATAGCAAACGGCACGATCGGCGGGTGGAAGAAGTCAAAGCCATATGCAGCAACTCTTCTGAAGGTCGCCAAAGCACTGGGCGTATCCATCGAGGAATTGATGGCATGATCTGGAAGGCGATCAGAACAGCCATGATCCGGAATGACATCACAAGCATAAGCCGTCTGGCTGAGATGAGCGGCATCAACCCGAGCACTCTGCAGCATACCCGGCGGAAGAACCCGGAGAGCTTCATCCTCTATGAGCTGATCCAGCTTGACAAGACCCTTGGATTCACTCCGGAAGAGTGGGAGCAGATGAAAGGAGAATCATGAAGAGAGAAGACAAGATAAAGGAGTGGCTGACAGGAATCATGATCGGACTCATCCTCACGCTGCTGATGACGATCAAGGCCTTCGCAGCCGTAAACGGACCCGAGGATGCCGAGCGTATGGCAGCGGAACTCTATCTTAAGGAGAACGCCGTGGAGATTCCCGAGGACGTCACCTTCTGGGCCGAGTACTACGGAGAGCGATACGACATATGCCCCGAGACCATCGAGGCGGTCTGCTGGGTCGAGAGCCGGTGCCAGAACACAGCACAGGACCCCTCGAAGGCATGCAAGGGCCTCATGCAGATCAAGCCCTCATGCCACAGCGACAGGATGGCAAGGCTCGGTGTGCAGAACATCTTCGACATCGCTGGGAACATAGAGGTCGGTACCGACTATCTGGCCGAGCTCGGAGGCAGTGAGGAGATAGCAGTCGCGCTGGCAATCTATAACGGCCAATCAGGCCAGGCTGTGGAGCGCACAAGACAAGGAGAGTATCAGGGATACGTCAAGAAGGTCCTGACCATATCCCAGGCATTGGAGAGAACTCATGGAAAATGAATTAAACATCAAAGTCAACAAGGACACGATGGAAGTCTCAGCGAGAGACCTCCACGAAGCCCTCGGATATTCAAAGCGCTTTAGCGCATGGTGGGAGTCAGCATCCCAAGGTTTCATAGAAGGAGAGGATTTCCGTGGGGTGTACCTTGAGGTACAGGCCAATCAATACGGAGGCACCCAAAGCATCCAGGACTATCAATGCACTATGGACATGGCAAAGCATATCTGCCTCATGAGCCATACCGGCAAGGGAAGAAGGTGCCGTCAGTATCTCATCGACCTTGAGAAGGCATGGAACACGCCGGAGCAGGTGATGGCCAGAGCTCTGAAGATAGCAGATCAGACGATCGCCTCACTGACGGCCCAGGTCAACGAGCTGAAGCCCAAGGGAGAATACTTCGACATGCTGGTGGACCGGAACCTGCTCACAAGCTTCCGGGATACAGCCAAGGAGCTGGGGATCCCTGAGCGGGAGTTCATAGCATACCTCATTGAGAAGAAGTACATATACCGAGACCAGAAGAACCAGCTGAGGCCCTATTCGACCAGGGGCGACCTCTTCAAGTTAAAGGAATACAACGCACGATTCTCGGATCATGCCGGAGTTCAGACCTTGATCACTCCGAGAGGAAGGGAGACCTTCAGGATCCTTTTGTGTAGCACTTGCGACGTCGCAAGAGAAGGGACAGATGATGAGTGATGTGATTAACAGATCGGCACAGCTCGATCAGGAGAGCAAAGCGGAGATCCTGGACCGGATAGCGGCCACATACATCGAGGCCTTGCACTTCGATTTCGAATCCAGCCCGCGAGGATTCCACTCCGTGGCGGAGAAGTTCGGCTGGGAGGCTTTCAAGATCCTCATGGATGAATCGGTGCTCTCGCTGGTTAAGCAGCAGAAGCTCATATAAAAAGAGCAGCCCGAAGGCTGCTCCGATGGCTCAAAATGAACCCTTAACCAAAGAAATTATAGCATTTTGAGCGCGAAAACACAAGATTTTCGGGAGGTTTTGACGGCTCGATTAACCGTTTATATTTACGCTCAAATGTACACAGAGAAAATCGTCCAGGCCGGTAGGACCACAGAGATCAGCCGGTATTATTCAATAAGGAACGGGATCCCGGAGGGGATGAGGAGGAGGAAGCTGCTCCCCACCCCGGAGAGGATCAAGAAGGCCAACATGAGGAAGGCAGCTGACAGACTCCGCCAGCTCATGAACGCCAATTTCAACGACAATGACTTCTGGTCACTGACCCTGACATACAGAGAGGGAGAGGAGCCCGAGTCCATCAGACAAGTGAGGGATGACGCCAGTGACTTCGTGAAGAGGCTGAGGAAGTGTGCAAGGCTCTTCGGGACAGAAGCGAAATTCATCTACGTGATAGGAGCCGGGAAGCACCGGAGGCACATCCACATCACGGTCAACGCTCTGCCGGATATGGCAG